AATGCAAGAACCCTACCTTCAAATCAGAACTCTTATTAATAACCCTCACGAAGACTTTGGTTTTTGGTCTTATATAGATGAACGTGTAATTAATTCTTTAAAACAGGGGAAAGGACGAGTAATAATTGATGCCTCTATGGAGCCTCCTAATCGTTATGATATTGAACAGCTTATAGCATCTTTAGATGATTGCACTCAAGTTCCTAACGACAGATTACATCTGAATATTAGTGATCAACGATTTGTAGATCATAATCGAATTCACTGTTTTCCTAGCTTTTTAGAACTTCATTTCTGTGCTAGGCATATGTATGACCCTCATAATACTTTTACTTTAGAAACTAAAGGTAAGAATAAACATTTGAGATTCAATATTCCTCTAGATTATGAAAGTCCTAATATTCCAGAAATTGAAAAATATCACTTTGATTACCCTAAAAAAAGATTTTTACTACTTAATAAGCGCACAGATAAACATGTTGGCGCTGTACTCATTAATACTTTATTGGAACAAAACGATTTATTAAAAAAAGGTTTAGTAAGCGTTGACTTTCAAGGAGAATTTCTTCCTGAGACCTATGAAGCTCTACAAAATGATTGTAATGATACACGACTAAAAGATTTAAATATTGAACCACTTACTTCTGGTAAACATCATACTACAGATGATTTTTTAGTTATTTCTAAAGCAATGGAGGCGATAGATTTTAACTTAGTTATAGAAGCGTATTTTTCTGATAACGTCATAGATTGGCCTTTAATAACTGAAAAGATATGGAGAAATATAGCTTCTAAAAAGCCCTTTGTTGTTATTGGACAAAGAGATACACTTAAATGGTTTAATCAACTGGGTTATCAGTCATTTCATCCAATGATTAATGAAACTTACGATCAAATACCTAGTGACTATGAACGTTTAATGAGAGCCTTTATTGAGGCTAAAAAAGTAATTGAATCAAGCAGTTCTGAAATGAAGTCGTTGTTAAATGACTGTGAGCCTATATTTTTACACAATCAAAAAAACTTTGAAAATAGAGTGTTAGACTTGAGGGAGTTTTTGGATGAAAAAGTATGATAAAAGTAAATTCTTTAACATAACTGAGTTTACAGACTACAAATTAAACTATTGGGCAGTTCCTAAATGTGGTTGTACGGCTGTAAAAGCCGCACTTGCAAAGCAAAAAATATTTGATGAGTCTTCTACTGATTACTACTACATACATCATCACTTAAACTTAACTTACATAACACCGAGTTATGCAGAAGTTAACGGTAACTTTAATATTTCAGTTGTTCGCTCTCCTTATCGCAGGTTGTTAGCCTTATATAAACATTTTGCTCTCCGGGACACTGAACGCTGTTTAGAATTAGATTCTAATATAAATTTATCGAGAGTTCATAATCTAAATTATTTTTTACATTATTTACTCGATGAGCGTGATTTAGAAGACTGTAATCACCATTTTCAACCCATTTATCGCTTCTTATGTTCTGATAATTTTATTATAATACCTAAATTAATATATGACTTTGACGAAGATTTATTTAGCCTAAAACATTTGTTAAAAGCTCATGGTTGTACATTAGAAAGAGCTAATGTTTCTAACATGGAAATATCTCTAAGTCGTAGTCAAAAAAGTTTAATAGCAGATCGCTATTATACAGACTTCAACCTTTTTAACTTTGAGGAATAAGATGGAACCAGCACTAAAACAAGAAGTACGTAAAGAAATTTCACGCATCGTAGACTTGATGATTCAAGCAGAATCAATTCGAGAATCTATTGCAGAGCTGAAAAAAGATATTAAAACTGAGTATGGCTTACCTGTCGCTACTATCACTAAAGTAGCTACTATTGTTCGCAAAAATTCTCTTGAAGAAGAAGAGGAAAAATGGGATGAAATTAAAGAGTGGGTGGATGCCTGCTCGTGACGCATCGGGGCATTACACTCCCCCCATCAAAACTCATACTACTATCTACGTAACTGGCGATTCTTGGTCTGCAGGAGAGTGGGATAAATCTAAAGGCGATGATATAAACTTTCATGCGAGAGACCACTCGTTTTCAAAATATTTATCGTATACAGATAAATATAAGATTATACATTGTCCTCTTCCTGGTTGGGGCGACATAGTTGCCCTAGACAAGCTGAAGAAGAGACATGATTTAGATGAGATTGATTATATCATTTTTGTTAAAACTTGTGCTACGAGAAGTTTTGTGAACTTTAAGAAAGATGCGAATCCAGAACTATATGGAGATCCACACATATTTCGCAAGATTAGCTTTATTAATAACTATATTTATAGGAACCTAGAAAAATATAAAGATAAGTTAATTTTAGTAGGAGGTATTGAACGTATCAGAGATAGCTTTGAATGTTTTTACAAAATTCCTAGTATCACAGAATTTCTTTATCCTCATTTTAAAGATTCAGAATATTTTGGAGATATAAAATACTTGGAGCAATTTATTGAACAGGATAAAGTCGGTGTAGATGCTCTTTTGAGTCATTCATTAGGTAAAATTAAGTTTTGGAATGATAATCCAGATATGTTTTATCCTGATGGCGCACATCCTAACAGGTACGCACATAAGCTTTTAGCCTACCATATTGATGATTTTCTTAGCAAGCGTTAAATGACTTCTAGCTCCTGCGTGAGATTTATCAGGAGCAAAGTCCTTGTGTTTTGCTAAATCAAGATGATACTCTATATAATCTTCAGTAAGTTCTTTTAGAAGTGGATGTAAATGGGGAAAACAGCAATGATGTATCATTGGTATGTTAGCTCTTTGACACAATATTATTTGTTTTGCTACAGCCCCACTCCATAATCTGTGTACTAGTTCTTCTTCAGAGTAATATAACATTCCTGCTGCGTGCCATGCAGCTTGGTGTTTTTTATCTTCTGATCTTCGATTAGCTAAGATTTGCTCAGAGAGTATCCAGTTTCTGTAGTACTTTTCATTTTTAAGCACATGGTTTGCGACTATGAATCCTTGAGTTATATTATTTCTTGCGTCCCATACTTGCCATCTATACTCGCTAGTATGACCGACTACAATCAAATCAGGTTTTAACTTGACAGCTTCCTCAATTTGTGCTGTAATAAGGTATTCAGAAGCACCACTTTGAGAAAGGTTAGTTAATTTATCTGATTTTAATAACTTTTGAAGCTGGTAAGGATATGCTTGAGAAATACTCTCAAGTCCTTCACCCTTTGTAAAACTATCTCCGCAGGTTACTATGTACATTAATAATGAAATCTTTGTTATGGGTAATTCTTGGTCTATGCAAAATGATGAGGCCAACTTTACGGTATTTGACATACTAGGCTTAAAAAATCGCTGGGAAGAAACTGGAGCCAGTATTGATGTTCAAGCTGATTTTATCATACGAAACGAACTTGTCAAGGATTTTAAGGTTATCTGGTTAGTAGGGCATCATCACAGGGCAGATCCTACAGGTGAGCACAAATATCTATTACCTTATCCGTATGGTGCAGAAGATCCTTGGGGAGACTTGACTAGGAAACTTTGGTTTAAAAAGTTTACTAAATTAAAATGGTACTGGCGTACTCATGTATTATACGTATTGTCTGTTTTAAATACTTGTAATCCAGATAATCTTATGATTGTTCCTATTTATCGACCCTGTGTCATAGAAGACCCATTGATACAAGGGCATCCTTGTATATGGAATCAATATTTAAGAGATTTTGCAAAGAAAGAGGGTGAGTATGCTGGGTACGCTGGTCATATGAATCAAAAAGGACATTTTGCATTCGCACCCTTACTTGCTAAAGAGGTTTATGATAGATGGAAGATTACATTGACCCAGAATGGGCCGACGCAGTTACTGTCGGGTTTTCAGAATCAATAGCTAAAAGTTCTACAAAGTTAGTAGACTATTGCTCTAAAAACTACACCAGATACGGCCATCAATGGAGATGTGACGTAGCTGATAAAGTTGCAATTTTATTAAAACCAGGCGAAGGTTATGAGTGGCATTTTGATAATCTAGATTATACTCACGGAAGACTTACCTCATCACGAGCAAGTCGTTTTTGGACTCATATTGTTTATCTTACTGAAGGTAAGCCTTTTGAAATAGGTACTT